CTGAAGTAGGCAAGCTGCATGGTCGGACTCATCTGCATTTCGCCAACAACAACGTCATACTTGCCGAGGTCTTTCGTCTCAAGGAGTGTCTTAATAGCAGCCTTTGTTGGTTCGTCCATCTTATTGTCTTTATCGTATTTCTTGCCGCCTATCTCAACCGGGACACGGGTAATACGGTTCTCTATCAACCGCATAATCCGGTCAGGAGTCATTACCTTCTGAATCATCGGGATGTATTTCCGTCCTAGTGTTCTTTTCGCCAGTGAGAGGTTGTCAAACAGGAACTCATTGCCAATTACCCCCTGCCGCTCGCTTCTCGCAAGCGCAACCCCTGAAACAGATGCTCCTGCCTGCCCAAGCATGGCGATATTGACGTTCATCATGCCCCGTATCTTTTCGGAGTCGAGGGCAATCATGTTGGCGAGGTCAGCGGGGAAAGGTACTCCATCCTCGGTTACGGGAACGCGGGTAATGTCGGCTACCTTCTGGCAGAATCCCGCTTTTGCAGAGTTCTTCTTAAAGTTGCGCTCTTCCTTCTGGTCGTTAAAGGTGGTGTCATCGTAATATCTGCCCCGTCCCGCCATCCGGTTGGTAATGTCTGCCATCTGTGAACGCCGCTTGTTGATTTCCCGCTGCGGGTCTTTGACCGCCTCAATCTTGCCCCACCAGTTATTACCGCGCTTCTTGGCATAAATAGGGGTAAGAGCGAAATCTTCGAAGTCGCTGTAGTAATCATCAAGAAGAATGTCACCGCCGATTGTTGACACCCTGTAGCGGGTTACTTTCCGGTTGATCGCAGAGACACCGGCTATGGTCTTGGCGGCGGCAACATCTTCTTTCTTCCATCCCTGTGTCGGGATATAGTCGTCAAAATCAGGAATAGCGAGAACCGTTACCTGCTCGTATTCCTTGTAGGTCGATTCAATGACACGGATTTCCTTACGGGCAATATTGACGAAATCAGGGTCGGCACCGCCAACCACCGGCACGTTCTTATCAGGGTGTTCGTACTGGTCGGAGGGATAACCCTTGAGTTTCCGGTCAGAATCCCAAAGGTCGAAGGTGGCTTGTATGTCCTTGGCCTTGTCAGGCCACATCTGCTTGCATTTGGCCTTGGAGAACCAACGGGCTTTATGCGCATGTTCGCAGTCGGTTAAATCTTCTTCCTCATGGGGTCCGAAATAAGCATCCATCCAGGGGAAACGCTCGGTTTTTATGATGCCTCTGATGTCTTCATCATAGTCGATGTAGGTATGGAATACGCCCCGCCCCGCAATCATTTCATCGTCAAAGGTCTTTGTTTCCTTGTGGTCGAAGTTGCACTGCTCATGGATGTTCTTGACAACGGTTGTTGCTATGTCGGCGACTATGCCGTCGCCCTCTTCAGTCGGATAATAGCGAATATCAAGGCGATTCTGCCGCTGATAGCCGGAAAGGAGGTCAAGCTTATCCTCAATCTCGGAAAAAGAGAAGCAAGAGGCGCTTATGGCGCTTGAACAGCAGCAGGCGGCAGCAGCAGCAGCGGAGAATAAAAAATATGACACTGAAATTCAGAAAACCATAATCAGCAAATCAGACGGCTTGCCGGGGCAACCGGGGCCAATGGGAGTGCCACAATGAAAAAGATAGCCATCTTGATTTTCATCCTTCTTGCCGCTGTTGCCTATGCCGGGACCGGAACGCTTGATAAAGTGAATTCAGTCCAGCAGATAGCGCCGAATGGCAAGAAGGATAGGACGCTTACGGTCAATTCATCTACCGTTGATATGCGCGGGGATGCACAATGGGCGGTTTTTTCAAGCGTTTCAACCTGCAAATTCAGGACGATGAGCACCACAACCAAAGCAGGGTTGAAAAGGTCCGTGCCTCAGTCCACATGGCTGCACAGAGGGGTAAACGCTATTACTCCGTATATTAACTTTTCCAGTTGCACGAATGGACAGCTTCAACGCCAATAGTTACCGGAACACCTCTACCAAGAGCCGGATTTTGTTACCCAGTGGAACACCTCCCATAAGGAGCCACGAAAGGAAGCAAAAGATGGCAGACGAAACGACAGAAACAGGTGAACAGACTGAACTCGAAAAGCCGGAAGAACACCAACCGGCAGAGATAGCAGTCAACGATGTTCACACCCTCGACGATGCAGCTCTTGACGCCCGACTTGCAGAAGAAGAGGAAGAGAGAACACATGCAGCCGAAGAGGTGGAAACACCCGAAATACCGGCAGCAGAAGTAAAAACAGAAGTTGCTGACCCCGAAGAAGTCGCACGGCTGGCAAAACAGACGGCTGATAAAGAGGCGTTTATTCAGCGACAGGCGGCGGAGATTGGGGGACTCAGGAAACAGGCAGAGATATTGCGGCAGCAGCTTGAGTCAGTTAATCCCGAAGCTATCAGCGAGCAGTATTACGAGAACCCCGCAGAGGCGGTCAATCAGGTCTTAGCCATACGTGAGCAGCAGTCACGGCTGCAAAACATCGAGCAGCAGGCGGCGATGAAGGAAAACGAAGGGCTTACCAAGGCATACGTGCCGGACTTCGACAACTTGATTGACGATATATCGGAAACACTGGCAGAGATGAAATTTGCCCCTGAAGCTATCAGGGATTTCAAGATTAACCCTTACGAGACACATGCAAGCGTACTAGTTAATCTGGCAGAACGGGCGCGGCTTTCCAAAGAGAACAAGGCGCTGAAGGCTGAGATTGAAACCCTGAAGAAAGCGCCTGACCTTGCACTCAAGAAGGTTGAGCAGGCAGCAAGGCAAGTCATTACCAGCGCAACAGGCAAGCCGGGGGCAAAAGGTATCCTAGCTAAGCCGCAAATTGCAAACATGAGCACAGCAGAAATTGAAGCGGCTCTTAATGAGCCGGATTGATAACCCACTAAAGGACCGTCGAGAGACAGGACCGTAAGGAGACACACAATGGCAATTACAGGAATCACGACTTCCAGCGAAGTTAAAAAGATGCTCTGGGAAGAGAAACTCTTCCGCGAAACCCTCATCAGCGGATACTTCGACAAATTCATGGGGACCGGCCCCGATGCTCTGATTCAGGTCAAAACCAATCTGGAAAAATCCAAGGGCGACGAGCAGCGTTTCACCCTCATCCCGCGTTTGACCGGCAGCGGCGTAACCACCGGGCAGACCCTCGAAGGGAAAGAGGAAAAACTCAATACCTACACCTTTGACGTTACGCTTGAGCGTCACCGCCACGCAGTACGGCATGACTACATCAGCGATAAACGGGCCTTTTTCTCCATCTCCGAAGAGGGCGCATTTGCTCTCCGTAACTGGGGTACTGAGAAAATCACTCAGCTTTGCTTCGACATGCTGACCGGCGAAGACCACACCCGCGTATTCTACACCACGGACGGATCAACCCCGGCAACCACGGCAACCGCTGCAACCGCCAAGACCGCGCTGACCACTTCCAGCCTTATTTTCCCGCAGCTCATCCAGTATGCAAAGACATGGGCCGTAACAGGCGGCAACCGGGCACAGAACCCGCTTCGTGGCGTCATGGTAGGCGGCAAAGAGCATCTTGTTCTGCTCGTCCATCCTGATGTTGCCTATAACCTCAAGAACGATTCCACATACAACCAGGCTCAGCGCGATGCAAAAGGCCGTGGCGAAGAGAACCCCATCTTTTCCGGCGCTCTCGGCGTCTGGGACAACGTAGTCATTCATGAGCACGAACTCGTACCTATCGGCACTGACGCAGGAGCCGGCGCTAACGTACCGTGGGCAGAGTGTATCCTCATGGGCGCACAGGCTGGCGTATGGGCATGGGGCCAGCGTCCTTCGATTATCTCCAAGGACTTCGACTATGACGAGGAAACCGGACAGGCGTGGAGGATGACGGACGGGCAGGCACGGTCCAAGTTCAACAGCAAGGATTTCGGCATCTGCGGATTCTACGTTGCCCGGACTCAGGTATCTGACGCAGCATAAATAACCAATATCGGAGAGGGGGGCGGCAACGCCCCTTAATCTGAAAGGAGATAGACATGGCAATAGTTGACTTGACCACAAAAGCCTATCCCGGCAACTTCAATGTTGGATTCAGACCGACACCGGGCGAGGTGGGTTATATCAGCCGTCTGATTGATTGTACGGCTAAAACGCTGCTGGCCGCATCGACCAGTTACAAGATTCTCAACATCGACGTACCGAACGGCGGATTCCTCCGTACTACCACCATCAACCATACCGGCGAAGGGGCAACGGCGACGGTGGATATTGGCACGTCAGACGGCGGAACGCAGATTTCCAGCAACGCCAATGTTGAGACAACCGGCACAGTCACGGCAGGGACAACCATTATCCTTGCTGCTGGCGTAACATCCATTTACATCAACCCTGACCACGATCTTGACGCCGCTAAATTCGGCATTTACTTCGAGGTCTTTTCCAAGGGGGCTTAATTATGGCAACTGTTGACATGACAACCAAAGATTACCCCGGTAACTTCAACGTAGGATTCCGCCCTACACCGGGGCAGATAGGCTATATCAGCCGAACCATTGACGCCACTGTCACCCCGCTGGCCACTGCTGATGATTACAAGATCATGACCATCAGCGCACCGAATGGCGGATTCGTGAGGACTACGCTGGTCCCTCATACAGTGGAAAGCGCAGCCGATACCATCGACATTGGCACAACCGCAGGCGGGGCGGAAATCACTGACGACCTGAGCTTGGCGACGGCAACTCCTACAGCACTGACAACCGTTATTCTCGCAGAAGGTGACACTTCAATTTATGTCAGCAATCCATCGGCAGCCATTGCCCAGGCGATTTTCTCCGTCAACTGCGAAGTATTCCTGAAAGGACTATAGGGGGGTAATATGAAAAAGATAATCTGCATCATCCTCATAGCCCTGTTTACCGCAACCATTGCAATTGCAGGGACTATTCGGCCTACCGGCATGAGCCAAGGCGACCTTTACAAACTGCTCAACAAAATGGTTACTCTCGTCAACGAGATGAAAGCCGACCACAACGCGGTAGTTGTAACCAATCGGGCCGCTTTCGGGGCGTCCGTCTGGTAGGCGGTAATGATGGCAAACTGTACGAGCTGACCGAAAGCAGCAGCGTTGATTACACCGTAGAGCCGGTATTTCAACACCGATGGAGAGACAACGGCAAAGGTCCGTGGAAATTGCCACGGACCATCTCTCTTGGCGCTCCTGGCGAATACAACTCAATCCGCTATTCACGGCAGATAGGGAGTAGTCGCAAGGGCATTACATTGGCTCCACGAAATCGCAATCTGTTCCTTCGGTTTCACCACCTTTACACTCA